ATGGATTGACTTGCTTAACGGCATTAAAGGAACTGATGCAAATTCCGTAGGTTCAATACAAGACTATGGTAATGGTTGGTTTAGGTGCAATATAGTATTTACTAATATATCGGCTACAACGGCAAACATATATGCTTACCCTACTTCATCAAACAATACTACTTCCGCCATAGGTAATTCTTTTTATGCTTGGGGTATTCAATTAGAAGCTGGCTCTTATAGCACCTCGCTAATCCCCACCACCACAACTGCGGTGACAAGGACTCAAGATAGTGCAACAAAGAGCGGTATAAGTAGTTTGATAGGGCAGACGGAGGGGACTTTGTTTTTTAATGTGAATTATAAACAGTTATCAACTACTGCAAGATTTATAACTATTTCGAACGCCACAAATAGTAATTTGGTTCAATTTTACACATCAGCTAATTCTTCAACACTTAGGGGGTATATAGCAATTAATGGCACTATAATTTTTGATGGTACAATAAAGAATTTAAACATAAGCGAATTTTTTAAAATAGCAATAGCTTATAAAAGTGGAGATACAAAAATATATGTAGATGGGAACCTTTTAATTACAAGAAATATAATTTACACAACGGGCATTTTTAATGTGCTTAACTTTGCAAATCAATTCAACAATTCGCCTTTCGAGGGGCAAGTTCAAAGCCTTATGGTATTCCCTTCAGCACTTTCAGATACAGAACTCGCAACCTTAACTACAATATAATATGAAATTCCTGAAATTTGAATTTTTAGATGAAGCCGAATGGCTAACGGTGAAAGATAGCCTTTATGAAGATGGGGCATTAATTCCTGAAGTAACCGCAATCCACGAAATAGGCTTTATATGCCTTGCTCAAAATGAAGAGGGCGAGTGTATAGACCTAAGTACTAAGTACGCGGTGGATATGCTATGTGAGGAGATTGAATGGCTTGCCCCTTTTGTAGTCTATCCTAAGCCTTGCGGCATACATATCTTTGCGGGATGGGAAGCGGCATATACGGCTGAGTATTGCGAGATTTACCCCGATAGCCCTTACTGCGTAATTCCCGATGAAACTATATCTGAGTAGTATAACAACCGCTTTGGTATTATTCTTCGCTCCGATAAAGGGCATTATATTAATAGTGGCACTTGCTACGATTATAGATACTTGCTTCGGAGTATGGAAGGCTAAAAGTTTAGGAGAGCCTATTACGAGTAAGATGTTTCGTAATGGGCTTGTGCCTAAGTTAGTTAGTTATATTGCCGTAGTGATGCTTGTATACGCCTCTGACGTCTTTATAATAAACGCTTTGACGACAAGCGTAGTTAGTGTAGAGTTTATCTCTACTAAGGTAATAGCTTTAGTGCTGCTATCTATAGAGGTTAAGTCTATGGATGAGTCTTGGATAAAGGTTAAAGGCTATTCGTTTATCGATAAAATAAAAGCTATTATTGTAAAACTAAAAGACGTAAAAAAAGAACTATAATGGAATGGTCTATAACTTTCTCCGCTCACTATCCGCACGACCGCTTCGCTCTTGGATGGGAGTATATCGCTCCTTCTAAAGAATACCAATACAATACTATAACTATTTACCTATTTATTATCACCCTAAATATTGATTATGCGACCCATTAATAAAGTAATTATTCATTGTTCAGCTACTCCCGAAGGTAGAGATGTTAAGATAGACACTATACGCCAATGGCATTTAGATAAAGGGTGGAACGATATCGGATACCACTACGTTATAGAATTAGACGGTCAAATACAAGCAGGAAGACCCGTAGAGCTTTTAGGAGCGCATTGTATAGGTCAAAATAAGTTTAGTATAGGTGTCTGTTATGTAGGCGGTATGGATAAAAAAATGACTAAGGCTAAAGATACTCGAACTAAGGAGCAAAAAGAGTCTTTAATTAATCTAATCGCTGACCTTCGTAAAAAATACCCAGTACTATCTATTCACGGACATAACGAATATTCTGCAAAAGCTTGTCCAAGTTTTGACGTATCAAAAGAGGGTTATTAATGCAAGAAAATGACCTCTTTGAGTGGTTAGAGCAAAATATTTACTTTGACTTAGTTAAATCTAATAATCAGATGTCTCGCTGGGACTGCTATTCCCCAGCTACTAAGCATAGAATAGAGTTAAAGTGTAGAAGGACTCACTACGACAGCCTATTACTTGAAAAAAAGAAGTATGACGCTATGATAGCTGAGACGGCTAAACACTCAGACGCTGCTATCTATATCAATTCAACGCCTAAAGGTATTTACCTATTTAATCTCCACGATATTACTCCTCATTGGAAGGTGCAATATATCAGGGCTACGACCGAGTTTGGCAATAGTAACCGCATAGCTAAAGAGGTTATGTACTTAAACGTCTTCGACTCTCGAGTATTAACTACGTTTTAAATCTGCCTGAATTTTTCCGAAAACTTCATTCACTTTGTCAAGTTTCTTAGTTCAAAAACTTGATATTTATTATACTCTTAGTATAAAAAACCCGTTACAAAATGCACAATATACCTTATTAATTTATTGTGCAAAATTAAGTAGCATAATTCCGACATTATACTAAATTAAAGCACATAAAGTACGTTATACTGCACTTTAGTAAGTAATTACGTATATTATCGAATCAATACGTATCAAAAGAGCGTTTTACTGCACTTATAAAGCAATAAATAAAAATAGGGTTACAAGGCTAATAAAAGAGATGGTTCGATTAGTCCTTATTTGTGTCTTTTGGTTTTCGTTCTCCAGGTGTAAACCTAAATTTTCGCTATCAATGGCATATACAATCGTTTCTAAGAACTCTATATCCTTTTTGGCACTATCTATTACCTCGTATAGTAAAACCTCTTTAGAGTGGCTTAAAATGGCTTGTTCTGATAAACTATCCTTTTGTAGTAGCTCAATATATACTTTATCCATCTGCGGCAAGGTTATGCAGATAGTCGTATCGCCAGACTCATCTATTAATACGGTCTGCGAATAGCTGAATTTTGTTAGTAGTAGTAGCGTGGCGATAATTGTTGATTTTAGTCTCATATTTTTTAATAATTGTGACGGATTTAAGGTTAATTTTTTCTATTTTTTGGTAAATTGTATCGGTATTGCTTAGGGTAATAACTCTTGGCGGCGGCAAAGCTTCTTTTTCTTTTGATATATGAATCAAAGTTGTAATAAATAGCGTAGCAGATATAGCTACTATTAGTATTAGTTTTATATTCAAGCTCATCTTCTTTTTAAAATATAGGCAAAATTAAACTCGAAAACTACTCCAAACCAAACGTAAAAAATAAATATGTCAAGTAGCGGGTTAGTTAGAGGCTTATAAAATACTATCGCAATAGCGAAGCACAATAACATTGAACACTTGAATAAATGCCAGCCGTCTGTAAGCCACACCAAAAAAGTAGTTGAGCCAAAAAACGCTTTACCTTGTCTATAACTTCTGTTTTTATACTTATTACGCCAAGATAATCTTGCATCAAAAAAATAATTAAGTTTTGGGTATTTGCTAAAAATGCTGATATCATAATGAAACGATAAAGTGTCCATTAATGAATTAAAAATTGCTGCGAGTGTTATAAATATAATTGTTATCATTTTTCTACGGTTAATTCTCCAATGGGTAAAGATAAGGTGTCGTGGTCTATGCTATCTATAATTACGTTAAAGTTGTGGACTACTCGAGCGTGTACTTCGGGGTCTAATCCTTCTACAACTTCGCTTTGTTCCTTAGCCCAGGTTTCAAAGGAGCGTATAGCCTTTTTAAATCCGTTATTTGGTAAGCCTACCGCATCTGCAGCGGTAAGCATCCTAACACTTAATAAGTATAATTCTATTGCTGGTTTCATAAGCTCATTTTATTAATTGTATAATTTTGTTATAATCTCTTTGCATTAATTTATCACTCTGTAAAAGGTCTGTTATTTTATCTATTGCGTGAAGTACGGTAGAATGGTCTTTGCCTCCTATACAAGCTCCTATCTCTTTTAAAGTAGCTGAGGTATTTTGTTTAGCTAAGTAGCAGAACATATGTCGAGCGTCTACTAAGTTACGAGGGCGTTTAGTACCTCTTATATCCTCTTTGGGTTCGTTGTAGTACATTGACACTACCTCCATTATTCGCTCAAAGTATAGCGGCTCTCCGTTGCTCATTTGCATAGTAGTCCCCAGGTTATGCTTATTTCGCATACTTTCTATTCTTTTATCCATATAGCCCCTATATTTTAAAGCCTTCTCGTAGTCTGCGATTAACATTCCCATAGCGATTATTGTTTGTTTAGCTTCTCCAAGCTCTCTCTTCATTATTCTCTCACTCATATTAACGTCTTTATGTATTCTCTACTAATTTTAACTTTCTCTATTAATTTTTCTATTATTTCTTGGTCGTATTCAAAACTAAAAGTTTTTATTCGATACTTGCTTTCTACCTCGGTATAGTCTTGCGGTGCTTCGTAGCTTAAATGTTCGGGAGTATTCATAAGTACGTAACAAAGTGTCGCTTTGCGTTTGCCCGTTAAGTGCATATAGACCTGGAGCTGGTGGAAGTAGTCAGAGTTTGGTATCTCGTCCTCAAATAGAGGGAAGGTAAAGCAGTCCCAGCTACTTTTAATATCTACTATTGTATCGTCTAAAATTACGTCAGGCGTACCACAAAAATACTCGTCCTCAAAAAACTCCTCATTTTTTATCGCAAATAGCCATCCAAGCTCTGCGGCTGCGTAGTCTATTGCTGAGTCTTCTACTGCGTTACCTTTATCTAAGTACTTGCTTTTTATTTGCTTACGTATGCCGTAAAGTTCAGATTTTAACCACTCTTGTAGGTGGCTTTTGGTAGTTTGACTTAATACCTCGCCTTTTGAGCGAGGGTTAGTCATAAGTTTACCAGCCGAAGAGGCTCGTTGTTTAAATTCCTTTAAGTGCATTCTCGTATTTACTTGCGTTATCTTTACTAATAGAATAATGCTCTCTTATTTTTGCAAGGGTTGCACCTTTAGCGAGTGCAGCTTTCCAAGTGTTATCGTTTTCGTTAATCCAAGGCTTAGTGTTTTTTACCGCCTGGCTCGCTGAGTTAGCGTCATCGTCCTCAGCTTGTAAGCCTAAAAGACTTTGTAGGGTGTATCTCCTATAATAAGTAACCGCAGACCCCAATTTTTGCGGGTCATCCATATTAGGCAGAGCTATTGAACTGGTAACGCTTTCTCCTGAGTCGGTGTCGATAATTTGAGAGCTTACCTCGCCATTAATTATAGGCTGGAGTAGT